CAAGCTTGTCAATTACTGTAAGTGCATCAGCAAAAACCTTCACCCGCGCAACCGGCGACTTTACAACCGCTGTTGAAGTCGGTGATTTGGTGGCGTTCCCTGGTCTTACTGGTGACAACGCCAAGCCTTTCATTGTTACTGCTGTATCCGCATTGGTTGTGACTGGCGCCGGAATCAATGGCGCGCTGACTAACCAAGCAGCTGGTGCGACAAGCCTCATCGTTGCAGACCAATTGGTTACCGGAAACCTCTGTAAGACATTCTCTATCCTTACGTGGTTTAAAGGTCGTTGCGAGGCTCCTGATAGCTTCCTGATTACCCGTGGCGTTGAATTCTCAGGATTCTCCATTGAGCAAGCAGTTAACGCAATGGTAACCGGATCATTCCCGTTCATTGGCCTGTCACAAGAGGTGCTTTCTGCGGTTCCTGCTGGTTCGACGTTTAACGTTAGCTTTACAGATGAGCCGTTTGCAAGTGTGGACGTTTCTGCATTCAACGGTACTGCACCACTGAAGCTCATCAATACTTTCACCATTACCAACGATAACGGGGCATCCGCTCAGTTCGAGCTTGGCAATGCAGAGGTGGCATTTGTTGAGCGCGGTCGTGCGGCTAACACATTCTCACTGGCTGGCATGTTGTACGACATGACGCTGCTCAACTTGTTCCTGACTGAGACACAGATCGAATTGACTTCTATTCTGTCTGGCGTTGATGGTGCAATGTCCTTCACCCTGAAGCGCGCCGAGTTAACTGCGGCAACGCCTGAGATTGGTGGCCCTGAGTCAATCACCTTAAGCTTGGAAGGTCAGGCCACTGGTAACTCTCAGCTTTCATCAATTATCATCCAGCGCATTAACTACGTGCCATAAAAAAAGGGCCGAAAGGCCCTTATTTATTTGATGGATATCTATATTCTTCAATTATAGCTAAACCATCTACAACGTTATCGCTAAGAAGCTTCAGATCACATTCCTCATACCATGCAATTCTATTTACCCCCTTCCCTTTATATAGCTGAACTAAGCAGTAGGAATTGAAATCATCACCACCGTATTGTTGTGCATATGTATATTCCACTATTCCTTCAAATTCACTAGGGAAGTGGCTACGGCTCGCGCTATTTGACTTGACAACAAAAACCCTGCTTCCTCGTTTAAATTTTTGCATATTACAACCCTCTGCTCTTTCTTTCTGCTGCCATGGTTGCTATCAGGCTTGGAGCCTGCGCTGGCAAGTTACTGCTCAATATCTGTTTTAGAAGTTCAATCTGTTCATTCGCCTTGGTGGCCTTGCGCACCACATAGAACAGGATGGCGGCATTGATAACCATCACAAGCAACCCGTAAATAATCGTTTCCATTATGCTAATCCTTTTTCATTGATTTAAGTATTTTTGATACAACCTGAAGGCTCCAGCCATTTCCTATGGCTTTCCTGCTAGCACCATCATTGTACCCATCAAAATATCCTTTAGGATATCCATGCCCAAGAGATAGTTCATCTATAGTTAGATTTCTCCATGAACTCCTTTCTTGACCATATGCATCAAGAACTCTACCTGATTTATTTCCTAAATATACGCAACTGTCTTTACTGACGGTCGTGACGCATCTTCCTGTATCACAGGATTGAATTTCTATGCACTGAGTGTTTTTTATCTTCAGGCTATCGTTTCTTCTTCCTGTTTGAGGATCAATTGGCCTGCCAACAATGCTGCAAGCCTTGCCTCCTGTAAGATTCATAAACCCACCTTCTTCACTACTGGGTAATGAAGGTTTTAACCAGTTAAACCAGTAGAGTCTGTTTCTCTTAAATGGTGAAACAAAGGAAGCGCAGATTGGAAATGCTTCAACCATAAGATCATTACTAATAACTAATTCCCAATCCTTCTTCATGCGCACGTTTTCAAGCATGAATTTCACATTTGGATTAATTATCTTGCTTTCTGATAATATCCTTGAAAATTCGAAATAAAGAGAGGATCTCTCATCATTGAAGTTCAAGCCTTTCCCCGCGTAAGAGAACCCCTGGCATGGCGAACCTGCAAGTATGAGGTCATAATTTCCACCGGAAACGTTCCTGACATCTCCAATGTGAATAACTTCTGGATGATTGGAGAGGCATACTTTGATGGCAAATGGATCAACCTCTGATGCGTGATAGGATTTAACATTTATACCAGCAAGCTTTAAGGCCGCAATCCCTCCATGGATATTGTTCAGGAAGCTAAGAAAAGCTTGACGACCAAGGCTTGATGTAACCAATGTCACACTGAAGGGCACGGCCTCGAAGTAAACATCTCTACCTTGCCGAGGTAGACCTCCAGTAACCGAACTTCGGAATACATTACTACCTCGCGTCGATGAGTATCCTTTATTTACTATGGGCTTCAGTGATGAAGGAAAATATAGATCGCTCATTATTAGAATCCTGGCTGGCCGCGAGTGCCGCGACGAGTTTTAGAGATGGATGAATTGCTATCTGACAAATCACCGCTAACAGTTTCACGAATGATAACACGAAGGTTATTCTCATCCATTTTTTCAGTGGTTACTGAGTCAACTCTGCCGGTTGTCTGGTTGACAATCTGGACGTTAGGCGTGCTGTTAGATGAGGCGTTTTCACCCATTATCTGGCGCATCTGTTGGGCTGTTCTAACGCGAGAAGCGCCAGCAGGCATGATAACCTCAGCCTTTCCACGCTCTGCGATAGTGGATGCTTGACCGGCAGCCAAGTTACCACCCTGCTCACGGGCTGAGCGAATCTTACCTACGTTCGCCAGACCCGCAGCGATAGCGGCACCGGCAGCAATAGGCGCGGCAACCCAACCAACAAGTGGGATTGCAGCCGCAGACTGATATGCTGCTACAGCCGCCTGATAGGTATTCATAATGGTGTTGGCAATGGCGAATGCCTTGTACATCTTATTGCCTTCACCAAGTGCAGTCCTTAGGTTGTCGGTTGTCGTGCCGAGCATGTCAGAGTACTCGCCAACTCGTTTCTTGTTATAAGTCTGCTGAACGGCGGCTAAGCTCTGCTGGTATTCTTGTTCGTTGATGATTCCCTTCTCATAAAATGCTTTCGCTTGGTCTTCCTTCACCTTTTGCTGGATGTCTAGCAGCTCTAACTCCGTTGCGTTCTGACCTTGAATCTGCGCGATAAAATCATCATGCTTTGCATCCTTTTCCATGCGCTCTTTATTGCGCTTATCAAGCTCATCCTGCCTTGCTTGGTCGGCGTTGAGCTGAATCTGTGTCTTGGTGTCTTCAAACTGCTGAGCATTGATTGCGCCCTGCTGCTGGAACTTTGTCAGCTCATCTAACTTCTGCTGCTCGGCTGTGTTGATCTGGGCAATCTCATCGCCGCTTTGGCGCTGAATGCTGGCAATGAATGTCTCGGCAGCCTTTTGCTGTGCCGCTGCGGCATTGGCATCTCTTTTCGATTGAGCTTCAGCCTTGCTTTGAGCGGCTTTGTTTACTGCATCTAGCTTTTTCTGCTCGGCATCATCAATTCGCTTGATGTCATCGCTTGCTTCTTTGTCTCTTGCAGCGTTGTATGCTGCGATGTCTTTATCAGTTAACCCTTGGCGATCAGCAAAAGCCTTTTTATCTTGGTCAGCAATAGCCTTAATTCTATCTCTTTCACCGAGAACCTGAATCTGCTGGGACTTGATGATTTGTTGGGTCTGGTCAGCGTATGCCTTAGTTGTTGCTTTTGTTTGAGTCTCGTTTCGACCCTGCGCAGCGGTTACAGCATCCAGTTGCTTCTCTGTAGTTGAGAGGGTATTTGCAAGCTTCTGAGCCTCTACTGCCTGAGATAGCAATTCGCTTTTGTTGCTGCTTGCCGCCCCAGCGGCTACAGTCATTGCGTCGGCAATCTTTTGGGCATTTGCGGCTGTTGGCTGGGCGTTAAATTCTCGCTGAGCAACAACCAAGTCAGCGACTTGCCTTGTGTTCAACCCGTATTGATCACCAACGTCATTAAGCTGGGCTGCCAAGTTGGCATAGATACCGCTCTGAGCATCAGTGACGACGTTGATATTGCTTAGCGTGTCGCCTACATTCTTGCCGCTAGCGATCAGATCATCCAGGGTTGATGCAGCGGTCTGCCCGGCTACACTATTGCTAATCCACTCTTTGCTTTGCGTGTTGATTGCTTTTGTGGTTGTGTCGAGAACTTGCTGCGCCTGAATGCCGATTAACTTAACCATGCTGGTATATGCAAGGTCACCATTCTGGCTAAGTGAAATCATGGCATCAGAAAGTTCAATCGTGCCATCTTTGGCTGTCTGGAATGACGCAGTTAAATCTTTAGCGCCTTTCTCTACATCGTCAAGGCTTGCATTTGATGAGTTTAGAGACTTATAGAGAATTCCGCCGACCGCAGACGCCAGAGCAATTACCGCACCAAGCACCGCGCCGCCAGGACCAAAAGCGCCAGCCAACTGTGAACCCTGCTGACCAATTGCTACGAAGGCTGATGTACCGCCCTGTAGCTGAACAACCATGTCCTGAACCTGATAGCCCACCTGCTGAGCGCCATTACGGAACTTAGCTAGACCGTCATTGGCTGCCTTTTGGGTTGTGGTATTTAGCTTTACAACATCAGGGGTTAATTTGTTTACCGCAGTATCAGCAGCGCCAGCAGACGAAGCTAGCCCGTCAAGCTGCTTATTGGCCTGCTCTACACCTTCCGTCTTGACTCTTGCTACTAGCGAAGCTGTATCAGCCATCTTCACGACCCTCGAAAATACCATCTATTCCCATGATCACCTCCGCTTCTAGCATGGTGATCTCCTGGCCGGTAACTGATTTATACGCTACTAAGTCCGACCATTTAAGCATGTCTCTTGGATATATTGTTACATTATCACTTGTTTCGCGTCGTATGAATTTTAGCTCTCTGTACTTTTCGAATGTGCCGATAAAAAGAGAGGGGCAATTAAGCCCCTCCTGCGCTGGTCGATCTGCTTTCTCTATGACACCCATCGAGATAAGCGCCGCTTCATGTGGTGATGATATGGCATCGAATTTGGTCTTCTTTTGCTTATCGATAAACACCCATGTCGCATAATCGTACAGCGCCGTTACTTTGCTGAGAGAGTTGCGCGGCTATCGGCGTGATGCTTGGCTACTGCATCAGCCAATCCTGAATACTGCTCAAGCAGACCAAGCAGTGACTCTTGGCTAAACTCTTCATCGAACGACCAGCCGGTAACCACTCCCAGCGCCAGTTCAATATTAAGTCCAATCATCCGGTCAGAGAGCACTGCGTTGTACTCGGTGAAGTCCTCAATCTCTTTACACTTAGCTTCCAGTTCTTCCAAGTCTCGCGCAACTTGTCGATAAGCCAGCGTATACGCCCGACCGTGCTTGATTGACTCGTCGCAGTCTGGGCCGCGAACCTGCAACCATTCCCCTGAATCCTCGCCAGAAGGAAGAAGGATTGGCATCTTGGTGCCTGATTCATGCTTTTGCTTGAAGTAGAAATCTGACAGCTTCATTTTCTTTGGTTGAGTTGCTTTCTTGGTTGTCATTTTAACCTCTGGTTTATAGGTTGTTGGTTTGAAGTGCCGAGGAAAGCGATAACCAAGCGCGTTTCGGGAATGACCCTATCCTCGGCAGCAGTGTCAAGTATAAGTGAATTTACTTGTCATGGCGATAAACAAACCGATTTGAAGTGCTCGGCAGTCAGGAGGATAGTTACTACACACAAAACGAGAGGGTTAAGAGATGAAAGAATTTAAAGGTACTAAAGGGCCGTGGTTTGAGCATAGAGAAGGATCATCTACTGTTTACGTTGAGGCTAAGTTGCGTGACGGTGTAATTCAAGAGGTTGCCGCGTGTGGTCCGACAGAGGCAGGCAGTGAAGCACAGTCAGCTAATGCGCGACTCATCGCCGCAGCTCCTGATTTACTGAAATCCATTCTTAATATGGTAGAGAGAATAGAATATTACGCAAGCATTAGTGGGCAAAATGTACCAAACATTGAAGATTGGGCATACACATATAACAGTTCAGACATGGATCATGCTCGCAACGCAATCGCTAAAGCATTAGGAGAAACCAAATGAAATACGAGATTACGAAGGGAAGTGAGAAGGATTTTGAGGGTGCGCCGGAGTGGGCGGCGCATGTGGTGAAACTTAACCGAGACTCTTCTGTGGCATGGGTTTCTGGTAGTG